TTCCGGATACCTTGATGTTGTTGCTGTCGGATCTCGCCAATTAAAACATAGGGTACACTTGGCTCGTTCTATCATAGGGTACAATACTTTCCATTCTTTTATCCACTTAGCATCTCGCTTAACGCCCGAAGGAAATCCCCCAATCAATACTTGGGTAATATCTTTATCTCTATACAACCCTTTAATAACTTTACCTCGGTCATCACCATCTTTCATTCTACCCCAATAAGCAAAATCTTTATCCTTTCTAGTTGGCAACATCTGAGCCAATGGATTTTTCAATGTCTGTATAAAATGATACTTCATGCCGTGTATGTTAGCAGGGAAATCTATCTCATCTATTGTATTGAAATCACCAAGGGTAACACCACCAAATGTTTCTTCTCGATATAACTCCTCTGTATCACCTCGGTCTGAACGCCACATAATAATATGTTTACCTTCCATATGTGGTTTAATTTCTTCAACAAAGTTATTAGATGTCTCCAAGTCTCTTGGATCTATCTGTACTTCGCCGTGGTATCTAAACTCACTATCGGAAGGGATCACTACTACATCAGCATCTTTAAACACCTCTGCATTACGTTGGGGCTTTTGTCGTTTATCAAAACTTAAATTATATGTATCATATGTGTGTTGTGGATTATCTTTCATCCATCTCACATATAACTCAAAGAAAGAATCTAATACAGTCTCTAATGGACCTGTATAGGTTACATTACTTCGTATTCTAGCACAAACTATCTTCATTTATACCAGCTTATCACATTTATCTAATAATGTCAATAGTATCGATATTATCTTTCCGCCACACCTCAAGTTTGGATCGCAATCTACCATCGGCTTTCAAAGCTTCATATCTTTTTCCAGCTTTATTCTTCCACCATTTCACTATATTTTCCAACTCATGTCTATCCCAAACTTGACCTTTTTTCAATTTATCTGTCTCTCTCAATATATATTCTCGACTATTTTCATATCCATAAGTGGACATATAAAATCTTTTCTGTGTGGTTACATTCTCTGTATCTTTTCTAAATTTTATAAAATTATTATAAGCATCCAAATTATATTGTTTCAAGCTATTACTAATAATACTAATCATTTTTGTCTGTGTCTTGAGTTTTCTAGATGATGCATCCTTATGTACTAAGGGTTCATTTCCATTTCGACTTTCAAACCATTTTTTCATTTCGTGATACATATCCTCAGCAAATGTCAAAAAGAATTTAGAATCAGTATTTCCTTTGTATCGGAGAAAAGGTCTCATGCCATCATACATTGACCCACCTTTAATGTTACCATACAAAGATGTGGTTTCAAACATACAAAATGGTCCAGCGTATTTTTTATTAAGAAATCTCCTCACATCATGGGAACAACAGATAGCAGCCAACAATTTACCACCCAAATAGTTAAATCCGAATGGCTGTGCTGGTACAATAACAAACCCCATAATAGTACTAGCATTAAAATGTCTCATCTCTTCCAGATTTTCTGTCTGTAAAGGTCTACCCAACCATTCGTTTCTTGGTTTGGAATTAATAAGAGGAGATGCTAACTTCATAAAACCGACTATCTTACCAGAATTTTTTTCTTGTATACAAAGTTTACTATTCTTACCAGGAGGATCATCAGGAGAAAAACTAGCAGTCATCTCTAATAAATTGTTGAATGTTTCTCCAGTTCTTTTAACTATTTCAAAATCCATATCTTCAGGATGAACATCAAAAGATTGAAATAACTCATCTTCGGGACCCAAACCAAACAACGGTGTAGGCATATCTTTGATACGGTCTATCTTACGACTACGGAAATAATCATCAATACGATTAAACTTACTAAAGTATTGTGTTAGTTGATTAGCCGCCCAATAGGTATCTTTCTCTGTTAATATCATCCAAACAAAGCTTCTAATGTAACCTGTGTACCATAACTTCTATCTACTCGCCAGTCGATACATTCTAATATCAATGAAATGGGATCAACAAAAGATTTCTCAAACTGTCTATCAAAATCTACCTGCTTATGTAAATCAAATTCTTTGGGTAACTCACCAAGAAACGCAATGACATTTGACTGCAATGCATTGGGTGTTTTAAGTAATACATATTTTAACTTTTCACCATCCATAATCAACGGATACTTATGTGTCAACTTGTGTTTCTTTAATAAATGATTATAGATAATAGCACCCTTAATATGCATGGGTGTACCTTTCTTAAATATTGTGGACTTATCACCCCACTTACGAATACCATTGACTGATCGGGGGAAGGCCATAGACTCTACAGGCAGTTCCATAAATTCTTTACGAAAAGTTTGTATAAACTTATTGACATTAAACTCATCTTCATTCACAATAACTTTTAATGAATCTCGGATGCGTTCACGACAAGCGTGTGGTGTTGATGACTTAACCGCCTCGATACCCATCACCTTGATTTGTGGTTCGGCATATCGTACACCCTCACTATCAATAACATTTAAGATGTATCGTTTCTTGGCAGTCCAAATTCCTTTGTCAGCAATAACTTCTCTGTCCATCTCCATCTTATTTTCATAAGCATTTATATACGAGGCAAGGTCTCTATAACATTCATCAATAAACGGTTGGATTTTTTCTTTAGCGATTTTGTCCAAGAAGTTGGTGATTGTATCCCTTGATGTGTTATCTCGGTTTTCAAAAGTTTGACGTACAATTTTATCAAAGGTAACGTATATAGAGTCTGTATCGGATGCAACAATGTAATCTTGATCTTTTGTTTGTAGTATGGTGTTAATATAATCATTTACTTTTATTTCAATCCATCTAATACTAAGTTGGCCAGCGGTGGTTATAGCAGTAGCTAATCTCTCATCATAATAACGAAAATATTCATTACCCATAGATCCGTAAGAACTATTTAGAGCAATCTTTCTAGCCATTTGAATATTATGATAAGTTGATATCTGTGCCAAATATTTTTCGTCTTTTGTATCCTCATATCGCTGTTTAGCTTCGAGCATATATTTTTTAAACTTCACACGGTCATTGTAGAACTTCTCCATCAACTCTGGTAGAAACCCTTTAATGTCTGTGCGGAAACAAGCACCGTTGGGAGTAACAGTCAATCCCAATTCGGGCAACATACTGGTATCGACTTCTTTCTCTAAAAGTTTATCAACTGAAATTTTATGGGGGAAACTTTCCTTTATCAAAGTCTCTACCGAAATATTATACTGCATAATCAAATGCGGATACAGACTATTTAAATCAAACGACATCACCCAATCATGTTGACCCACCTGGGGATCTTTTACATAAGCACCTTCATACTTCGCAGTCTTATCATTCCTCATTCGTTGGGGTATTACTTTATTCTTTTCTTTAAGATAATTAAAGATGATAACATCCCACATACGATTTTGTGAATAAACATCGTTGTAATTTATCTTAGCTTCATATGCCATCGTAAACATTAACTGGATCATACCAAGATGATTCTCTAATGCATCGACAAGTTCCACATCCTTGATATTGTAATCAATAAACGATTGGTAATCTTTAGTATACCATTCTTTAAATGTATCATAGGGATTGGGATCCTTTTTAGTACCCAACTCAACGAAAGCTATGTTGTCTAATGTGAATGACTCTTGGTCAGTGTATGTAAACTTCTTATATAGGTCTAGATAATCTAAATTAGCCACACCCCATATATTATATCGTGTTACATCTCTTCCAAATGTGGAAGTATGTTCTTCAGTCACCACTTTCCAGGGTGATAAAGTTTGCATAAATTTATTGCCAAAGAGTTTCTTTATTCTAAGGCAGAGATAGGGAATATCAAAGAAGGTAGTATTCCAACCAGTGATAACATCTGGTTGGACTGATTCCATAAACGAAACAAACTCCCTAAGCAACTCCTCCTCATCAGCACAATGCACATAATCAACATCATCCCTGGTGTTATTGTAGTCATAAATGCCCCACACCATAATCTTCTTCGTCGTGTAGTTCTTGACGGTAATGGCAAGGACTTCTTCCTCTGCCAGGTTGGGGTCAGGGAAACCATTCTCACTTGCCACCTCAATATCAAGAGATAGAGTTAGAATTTTATCTTGATTCCATTCTATAATGCCTGGGTAGTTATCTGATAGATAACAATACTGAAATCTCTCTTGGCCATACACCAAGTCGGGCTGTTCTTGATAGTTCTTTAAGAAGTCTCTAGCCTGATAGATGCTATTAAACTTGACAGGTTCTACTGTCTTACCAGACAAGGTTTTATATTTCGTTTTTTTCTTAGTGGGAACAAATAAAGTAGGTTTATACTTTACCTTCTCCATAATCCGTTTGCCATTACTAATGGCACGCAGATAAAGGGTATCACCTTTAAGAATTATATTTGTATAAAAGTTTTCAGACATATGGATAGTATATCACATATCCATCATCCAGTCAAGATTTGTTTTGTATCTACTTTTACTTCCGGTACTACTATACCAGAACCAAACATTTGTCTATAATTATTTACTATATCATCAGCGGGGTCTGCAATAAAAACAACATGTTCCCTTGGCACTTCAAAAGTCTTACTCTTAGCAAAAGGAACCCACGGCCCGAAACCCATTTGAACTTGACCATCAGCACCAGGATTACCCACAGGCATTATCATTGCTGGGTTTTCCAAAGTTACTGCATCGGTATTGATATCAATATCAGCTACCAAATCTTCACCACTTTTAAGTCTTACTAATTTTATTGTCATAATATATTCTCTCTCTCAAACAACCTTTTTTTTATTTCCTATGTTATACTTTGTTTCTAACAACCACTCATTTTTCTCTTTGTAAGTTAATACCTTTATCTGTGATAAAGGTGCCTTATCCTCAGCGTTCCCCATAATTTCAATCAATCCCCAATCAGATAATAAAGTAGCTATTGTATTTCTACGTTGCACATCATTAGCACTAATGTTTGAGGGTTTACCATCTAGAGCAAAAAGCTCTTTAAAATGTACTAAAAAATATCGGCCTTGTTTATGTAATATATGACACGACTGATATAATTTTCTTTCTTTGCGGGAGGCTATGCCAATGCGGGATAAAGTTTCTCTCACCTTTAAGAAATCATCTGGTTCTGCCAATTTGATTTCCAACATCAAGTCCGGATGCCACTCCAATTCTTCCATGACTAATCTCCATTATTATCATTATTATGGAGATATTTATTTCTTTCCGCCTTTAGACAATGTTTTTTTCATTATTTCTAATTGGTCCTCACTCAGAATAGTAAGAGCTATTCTAGCTTTCTCATTACTATATCCAAAATACTCTTTAACTAATTCTAAATTTTCTATTTCAGAAGCTCTCATCCATGGAGAAAATCGTGTCTTCTTAGGTAATCCATACAGATAAAAATCATACTGTAATTTTTTATCCATATGATGGAACCCATTCATTTCATTAGCAAACAAAATAGTATCAGCGAACCCCCACAAACATTTATTAACAACGTGCGCCGGATATTTTTTCTCCCAGAACTCATCACCATCCTCTACCATCAAATTATTCTTTTTATAATTTATGGAGTTTAGATAATCTTTTAAATCATACATAGTTTAAATAATATAATTAAAATTAATTAATACTCTGATGTTTTCATCGGTACAACTTATACCTGCGTGTTTAGTAGAACAGGGAAAAGTAACAAATCTATTTGCTACACTTTTAATCTTTGTTCCATCATCAAAAATCGTACATCCATTATTAGTATTCATATAAAAAATGCTAGTAAGCCAACCCTTCTCACCATCTCTTACACCCCACAAATTTTCTCCATCACAATGTAGAATAGATTGTGTTCTTTTATTTTCTTTAGTAGTTAAATTTGCTTTAACTGCTAATAATGCAACAGGCTTAAACTTTTTCATTATTGGTTCAAGATACATAAAGCACTCACTTGAAATCGAATCATTGCGATAAAATGTATGAGTAAACTGATATTGTCCATCATATTCTTCAACCTTCCTATCATTATAAAACCAAGGAAAGTCTGAGCCTAACATTAAATTGCTTAGATTAGAAAAATCATCATAAGATAAAAAATTATCTTTCAACTCATACATTATTATAATTTGTTCCTCTTCCATAATTATACACTGAAATACCCCTGTTTGTCAACTCTTCCGTATGGTAAGATTTGCCAAATGGATCAAAGATAATACTTCCAGGGTTGAAATCATAAGTAGAATATTTTTCATGGTCGTGCATAACATAAGTCAAAGGTTCTGTTACCTCCTTAGGATGTTTATCATACCAAAGAACAACAGAATGGTCATATTGTTTCATTATCTTTTCTAATTGATAACCCAATAAGATAGCAGGAGATCCTTCCTGTTGAGTAACTCCAGGTTTGAATCCACTACCTAAAATACACACTCGATGAGTTAGCCCCTTAATAATTTTAGCCATATTCAATGCTTGTTTTTCTCTTGCTAACATAATGGCAT